TCGTCTAGAATTGAGAATACAAATACAGTCATAATTTATTTATCAGAGAGGAAATTAACCACAGATGACAAACCCTTATTCTTCGCAACACTCACTCTTGACAAGCCTATAATAAATCCAATGATTACATTAAACCATCAATCAGTGTGTGACTCTCTATTCGTATCTGAAATATTCTCTCTAAATCAATCAAAACTAAGCTGGTACTCGAGAATTTGTGATAGATACTTAATGAATGTTAATGTATGTTTGCAACTCAGATCTGATTCCATGGGGAAGTGCCTCAGAGAATCAACTGCTGAATTATTAAAATCAGATCTTCTACAAATATTGTTCTTCTTAGATTCTGAGTGTAGAGGTACAACAAGTGAGTGCTTGCAACAGATTAGATACACAACAATGAACATTTTAGGAGAATCAGGCACTGACATCAAATCTGTTGTGGATAAAATGGATCAACCAATCAGATCGTGGTTGCATCTATATTTAGTGAGGAAACATTTCACCAAATTGTCTGCAGCCTCAAAGATGCCGCTGAAGAATTTTGTCAACATCAACAAATCTGATGATATGGATACCATGATTACAAAGTACTCATTCTTTAGGCCTTTATCTGAGGGTGGATTGGTTTCATTACCTGAGATGTTAACTGAGATATACACTTGCATGTTCTACGCTAAAGATTTGAATAGTTCAGATCACCACTCAGAACGAAAGATTCTAGATAAAATAGCTAGGAAAGAGATTGAATACAGAGAATCACTAAAGGAACATAAATATAAGAAGTATGATAAGTCTTCTGAATATAAAACAGGCGAATACTCCCCTATACACATAAAGTTGGCCTGTGATGAGATTAAGAAGAAACTTTCTGGAGAAATGTGGAGCTCTGAAAGCCTGATGTATAGGAGCAAAATATCAAATCCTCTAGTTGGAGATTTATTGACTCTAAAATCATCATTAACATATGATAAAATCTCTGATATCTCTATTGATAATATAACGCAACTAGAGAATAATGACCACAGATTAAGCTCTAGATCAAAGTGCATTGACACCATAGGGACATTGATTAAGAACAACCCAAATGTAACAACTTTAGGGCAATTATTTAAATGCATAAAACATGATGATTTTGACATCATATCTGAAGAGTTTCGCAAGAATCAAATAGGTGGCACCAGAGAGATACATATATTAAATGCGAAGGCTCGTATAGCTCAGAGATTTGTTGAGGGTGTTTCTAGATATATTTGCTCCAAGATTCCAAATGAGATGCTCACAAAAGGAGAGAAGAAGTTCTCAGAAATAGCAAGTATGATCAGAAACTCCAAACGCTCTGTAGGAGCAAGAAATATAGTTCACTTCAATTTAGATAGGACAAGATGGGGACCCAATCACAATGTGGAATCATTTAAAACAATGTTCCATTACTTATTGCCAGATGGAAATCTAAAAGACAATGTATTTTTCATTCTTGACAAATGGATGACAAAGAAGGTTGTTTTGCCCAGATTCCTTCTATCAGAGTGCTTAAAGGGAATGCCAAATGAAGCTTTTGAATTATGTAAACAAGATGGTCACTTGAATGTGTTTGAGAACCATATTGGAATGTGGCAAGGAATATTGCATTATACATCATCATTATATCATTGTGTCTGTTTAACTTTTATAGAAAGAATAAACAGTACATTGTTGTATGATACTACATTCTCTCACAACTATGTTGTAAGCTCTGATGATTGCTACTATTACATTGCTACCCCTGAAAATAAATCACTTTCGAGAAGATCACAAATTTTGTACTTTGTTAATCAAGAGATACTAAGATATTTCAACATTTTATGCTCAGCCAAGGATTCTGTTTCAAATCTGATCGGTGAATTCAACAGTGGTTTCTTCACAAGAAATAGTTTCGTTGTGCCTCTTATAAAATTTTCAATATCATCTTTCCAAATAATGGACACTTCAAGTTATGGAGCCATGGTGACATCATCATTTCAAGGAGCTCAACAACTACTTGAAAATGGTTGCTCATTGAACACATTAACATTGTATCACTTTCTCCAGAA